CCTATGAGTTTTGATATTGATATGGCAGGTTTTACGACAGGTATTGTTGAGAAATCTGACATCATAGATGGGTCAGATATTCGTAAAGGAGATGTAATTATTGGAATAGAAAGTAGTGGAGTTCATAGTAATGGTTATAGTTTAATTAATGACTTAATACGTAAGAAAAAAATAAAACTTACTAGAGACTTTCTGACACCTACTCATATCTACACTTCTGTCGTACAAGAATTAATTAATGAAATACCTATCTTAGGAATGTCACACATAACAGGTGGTGGTATTGTAGAAAATTTACCTCGATGTTTTCCAGAGGGACTAAAACCTCATGTTGATTATAACTCTTGGCAACTACCAACTATTTTTCATAGAATTATGATGGCAGGTGAGATTCCAGAAGAGGAGATGAAAAGAGTTTATAATTTAGGAATTGGTTATTGTATAGTAATTCCTAAAGAATGTGAAAATGATGCACACGATACAATAGATGCATTTGGATACAAAAGTTGGACAATTGGAGAAGTTGTGTTATAATGTATTTGTCAGAGAAATACTGGCTGCGGTTATGCCCTTTGGTAGGTTCAGCATAAGCGGCTATAGGAATCTACCAGTTAATTAGATAGAAAAATGTCAATCAAACTTACTTTACTTAAATCAGGTGAACAATTAGTTTCAGAAATGAAAGAATTAGTTGCTGAAGGACAAGAACAAGCACATGCATATCTTCTAGAAAATCCACATACAGTTGGTATAAATGAAAAAGAATTTATATCAGAAGATGAAAAGAAAGATGGAGATTTTGGTATTAATGTTTCATTGGTGCCTTGGATAATTTTATCTAAGGATAAAAAAATGGTAATACCAGTTGATTGTGTATTAACTATCGTAGAACCACTTGATGCAGTAACTAAGTTATACCTAGATAAGTTAAAGAGTTTTAAGATGGAGGAGATAAATGATTAAATGTGTAATGTTAAACGCTCACTGCACTTTAATTTCAGAAATTATTGAAGTAGATGCTGAATTAGGTAATCCTAATTGTAAATTAATCAAACCATATGTTTATAATGGTGTTGATGATATGGTGCCTTGGAAAGCAGATATTACAAATCAAATAGAATTTATGATAAGGTCAGAAGATATATTGACGATTGCAGACCCCAATGGTACAATACTAGACAAATACACTGAACTAACTGCGTAATGAGATTTTATACTAACGTCCAAATGGTCGGAGATAATTTCTTGGTTCGTGGATATGAAGATGGTAAACACTTTGCTACTCGTGAAAAGTTTTACCCTACATTATTTGTAGATTCAAAGAGAAAAACAAAATATAGAACACTTGATGGTTTGCCTGTTGAACCAATCGAACCTGGCACAGTAAGAGATTGTCGTGAGTTTATCAAGAAATATAATGAGGTTGAAAACTTTAATGTTTATGGTAATGAAAGATTTATATATCAATATATTTCATCAAAGTATCCAGAGCAAGAATTAAAATTTGATGTTGAAAAAATTAAATTAACCACTATTGATATTGAGGTTGCATCAGAGAATGGTTTCCCTGATGTAGAATCTGCTGCTGAAGAAGTATTATTAATTACCCTACAGGATTATACAACAAAACAGATTCGTACTTGGGGTCTTGGTTCATTTAATCACAACCAAAAGAATCTCATATACAAAGGATTTGATACTGAATATCAACTCTTAAGTGATTTTATTAATTGGTGGATGATAGAAGAAAATACTCCAGAAGTTATTACAGGTTGGAATAGTAAGTTTTATGATATTCCATATCTTTGTCGTCGTATTGACCGCATACTTGGTGAAAAACTCAAAAAAAGAATGTCACCTTGGGGTCTTGTAACTGAAGAAGAAACACATATAATGGGACGTAAACAAATTTCTTATGATATTGGTGGTGTATCTCAGTTAGATTATCTTGATTTGTATAAGAAGTTTACTTACAAAGCACAAGAGTCATATCGCTTGGATTATATTGCAAGTGTTGAACTTGGACAAAAGAAACTCGACCACTCAGAGTTTGACACATTCAAGGACTTCTACACAAAAGGTTGGCAAAAGTTTGTAGAATACAACATCATTGACGTAGAATTAGTTGACCGTCTTGAGGACAAGATGAAGTTGATTGAACTCGCACTGACGATGGCATATGATGCAAAGGTCAACTATGAAGATGTATTCTATCAGGTAAGAATGTGGGACACAATAATTTACAACTATCTTAAGAGAAGAAACATTGTCATACCACCAAAGAATCGTTCAGATAAATCTGATAAGTATGCAGGTGCGTATGTAAAAGAACCAATACCTGGCAAGTATGATTGGGTTGTTTCTTTTGACTTGAATAGTCTGTATCCGCATTTGATAATGCAATATAATATTTCACCAGAGACATTACTAGATACAAGACATCCATCAGTTACTGTTGATAAAATACTTTCTGAAGATATAACATTTGAAATGTACAAAAATAATGCTGTTTGTGCAAATGGTGCGATGTATCGTAAGGATGTTCGTGGGTTCTTACCAGAATTGATGGAGAAGATGTATAATGAAAGAGTCATCTTCAAAAAGCGAATGATTACTGCAAAGAAGAAGTATGAAAAGACTCCAACAAAAGACCTTGAAAAGGAAATCGCTAGATGCAATAATATTCAGATGGCAAAAAAGATTTCCCTTAATTCTGCTTATGGTGCTATCGGTAATCAATATTTTCGCTATTATAAACTTGCCAACGCAGAAGCTATTACACTATCTGGTCAGGTTTCTATTCGTTGGATAGAAAACCGCATGAACAAGTACCTAAACAAAATTTTAAAAACGGAGAATGAAGACTATGTTATTGCCAGTGATACTGATTCTATCTACCTCAATTTGGGTCCTTTGGTTGAAACTGTATACAAAGGGAGAGAGACGACTAATGAAAGCATTGTGTCGTTCCTTAATAAGATCTGTGAGATGGAACTTGAAAAGTATATTACGAGTTCTTATGAAACGTTGGCGAACTACGTAAATGCTTACGACCAAAAGATGTTTATGAAGCGAGAAAACATCGCAGACCGTGGCATCTGGACAGCAAAGAAAAGATATATTTTAAACGTATGGGATAGTGAAGGTGTAAGATACGAAGAACCTAAACTGAAGATGATGGGTATTGAAGCGGTTAAATCATCAACTCCTGCACCTTGTCGTTTACTTATCAAGAATGCACTGAAGTTAATGATGAATGGAACAGAAGAAGATGTGATAGATTTTATTGATGAGTCCCGAAAACAATTCAAAAAACTACCACCAGAAGAGATTGCTTTTCCTCGCACTGCATCAAATGTTCAAAAGTATAAATCATATTCTTCAATTTATGAAAAGGGAACTCCTATACATATACGGGGTGCATTATTGTTTAACCACTATGTAAAGAAGAATAAGTTAGACAATAAATATTCACTTATCGGTAATGGAGAGAAGGTAAAGTTTCTCTATTTGAAAAAACCAAATATTATTCAAGAGAATGTAATATCATTCATTCAAGACTTTCCTAGAGAACTTGGAATTGAGAAGTATGTTGATTACGATTTACAATTCGATAAAAGTTTTGTCGAACCACTTAAAGCAATCCTTGATGCAATTGGGTGGAATGTTGAAAAAACTGTAAACTTAGAACTATTTTTTTCCTAATGGAATTACCTATTAATGATCAAGATTTAGATACAATTGTAAATGCTCTCGCACTTGGAGGGGATGCACGACTATATCATCTTTTGAAAGAAGTTAAGCAAGTCAGAGATTTGAATCCTGATGGTCCTTATAAAAAGATATTACGAGATAAAGGAATAACTATTTGACCTTGACGAATTGAAATAAAAATAGTATAATAAAAATAAAAATGGATTGTTGGCACTGTGGTACTGAACTCATCTGGGGTGGAGACCACGATTTAGAAGAAGAGTTTTATGGCGAAGACCATGCATATGACTTCGTAACAAATTTATCTTGTCCTAAATGTCAATCCTATGTTGAAGTACATCATCGTAAAGAGGGTAAAGAATGGATTTCTTGAAAGAAATTGTAAAAGAGATTGGTGACGATTTTACCAAAGTAGCACAGGATATAGATGAAACAGAAAGATTCATTGATACAGGAAGTCATATCTTCAATTCGCTTGTTAGCGGTTCCATTTATGG